GGTAACTGGTACAGCTGGAAGCAATACAAACTTAATTCCTGATACGCCATATTATATTAATGAAGGTGTTGTTACTTATAAGACAGGTAGATCAAAGAAAACACATTATCTTGATGCTGATACATTCATCGGTCTTACTCCATATCAGAATTCTTATGTTACTCTTGGAACAGATAATGAAGCCTTCCCATCTAAAGCATTTAATGGTCAGGTTGTTGATTATCCATTCTCTACAACTATCGTAAATGGTATGTTAACCAGTCCTAATTACGCAGAGCAATTAGTATATATCTTCGGTGGTAAGAGTTTGAAAGATATTGGAGATATTAGTAGACTTTACTATGCTGAATTCTACGCTCCTGGAGCTACTCACTTATCAAGAATTTTACTTGGTTGTGATGATCCAGAATTCTTCAATAAGAATTTAAAATATCCAGACTTTGATGCGGATATTGAGAGAGGTGTTGGTAAGCCTCTTCTTAAAGAAGTTAACTTAACAAACTGCACAATTAAAGATAGTAATTCTGTAAACTTCGTATTAACAAGTTCAGAAAAACTTGAGATATTTAAAGCTTTAGGCTCTAATATTGATGGTGTTACTTTTGCTAAAGGTGTTGCTTTAAATACATTGTATTTACCAAATACAATTAAATCTGTTGAATTAGTTGAAGCAGCTAATTTAACTAATGTATTGACCACAAAAGAACCTTCTATCTGGATGGAAACTTATGATGCAAATGCAGCTGATAACCCAGATTGGGCAGCTGACGCAATCGCACTTAACTTCCATGGAGATATGGATTCTTGGATCGCAAGACCAGGACTTTATATTGAAGGTTTAACCAATTTGATTGGTTCTTCTTCTATCAATGCTAACACTAATACTAACATTGAGAGTTTCTCTATTGTTGGTGGTAAATTAGGATATGATACATATAAGATGATTGATGTTTTATATCAAATCAAGAAGGCTAGAAGTTGGGATAGTGACTTAAAGATTAATCTTGAAAATGTTGCTTGGTCACCTTATATTATCGTTGATGAAGAAGAAGAATATGATAGCACTGCTCAATACTTTACAGATGATTTCCACTATGGATTTACACCTTATGTATATAGCAATGCCGAGAATTGGACATTAGCATTAAAGAATAAAGAAATTTATAAACTTGATACAACAGTGGCGGCCGCACAAGCTGATACTATTACTGATGTTCAAATGTTTAGAGATTTTATTACACAGATTATATTCAAGAATACTACTTCTACTGGAACTAGCACACCGAATATAACTGGTGAAATTTATATCAATAATGCTGACCCAATAAATGAATCAGACATTAGAAATATTCTAATGAATGATATTACTGGCTTCCCTAAACTTAATTTCCACTTTGCTAGAGTTAATAGAGGATATCATGCGAAATTCGTTTCAATGGAAGAAGATGGAACATACAAGACACTTGGTGTTCAAGTAATTGGAGAAGCAGAATCTGCTACAAAGAATTTATTTGATAATCCATTTAATTTATATGAAGGTAAACGTGATAATTATGATTTTAAAGGTTGGTCTACTGTAAATTATGAAGATACAGAACATTTGGTTGTAACCGCAGACGGTTGGGCTGCTGATGGAAGTATTGGTCATATTCAATTAGGAACTTATGAATATACATATTATGTAATTTTCACAAGACATCAATTTAAAATTGAATTTAAGACAGGTACTGAAGCTTCTGGATTTACTGAAGTACAAACAGATTATGTGCCTTATGGAGACAGATTAACTGCGCCAAGTAAAGTTCCAAGTATTGATGAATCTTCATTAGGTGATAATGAAAGATATAAATTCCTTGGATGGACACAAGATAAAAAAGCTGTTATTGCAGCTAATAAAAATGTGGCTAAATTAGTAAATGTTCCATATGTTTTTTCAACTTCAGATATGGTATTTTATGCTTGTTATGTAAAAGAATCTGTTTATGATTCTATAACAGATTTAAAATATTTCCAATGGAGTAGTGCTTCAGTTCAAACCGATCCATATGATCCTAATTCTTAGACTGTTTCTGGATACTCTTTGTAGCCAGGTCTTGACCCACAAGGATATCCATATAAACTTTCTGGTAAAATTACTATTCCATTAGAAATTGATGGATTACCAGTAGTAAGAGTAATGGGTCTTAATAATGAAGGTTTTGGACCTGATGTAACTCATGTTTATTTCTAGCAAGATATTACCTCTAGATTAACAATCATTGGTAGTTATGCTTTTGCTGGAATGGAAAGATTAAGAGTTTGTGAATTACCAGATTCTATAACTCAAATTGGTAACTATGCTTTCTGGAATTGTCATGCATTAAATCATATGAACTTTAACTGGAATAATTTAATTTCACTTGGAACTTATGCTATTTCTAACTGTTTTAGTACAGATATTAATGATAAAGTTTTATATTTTGGTGGTAACATTAAACGTATGGATTATAGAGCAGTTTCTAATTTAGACCATTCTCCAAGAGAAGTTGTAGTTGGAGACAGAGATCATCCGACACAATTACTTTTAGGTGGAACAATGCCTGGTTTAATTATGAGATTTAATACTGATGTTAATCCTACAACTATTACTTTTAAAGTTTCTGCTAATGATTATAGTGCATTACAAACTATGGTTGAAACTGGTGGAGACAATGGAGGCAAACGTATTTAGGTTGGTAATGGTACAAATGCTTCTAATGTTATTAACTTAGTTTTTGAATAGACTTAATAAAAAAGAGAGGTAAGAATTATGATTAAGGAAACTTTATATACTTATCTCGGCACAAATGGTACATTAACTACCACTATTGAGTTAGAAGGTGTACCAGCAATAAAACGTATTCGTCTTACTGCGGAATATGGTAAAAAATTAACTGATGGAAATCAGAGAGTTGATACCATTACCGTAAAAGAAGAAGATGTTAAAAAGTGGATTGAAGTTGCGAAATAATTTCAAACACACAGGCCAAAAGAGATTATAATAGTTGTTAATTTTTTAAAATAACTATGATAAAAATGTTTTACTTTTAAACTTGCGGTAACTCGCTTCAGCGATTGTTGAAGCGAGTTATTCCGCAAAATTTTTAAGAAAGGATTGGGATTTAATAGTGATTACAAAAATTACGCAAGCAAATGCTGAGAAATATACAGTCCGTTTTGCCAAAGCCATGCGCGATTTAATTGAGTATGAAAAATAGAAGCTAGAAGAAAACTCACATTATGAACCTCCATTTTTGTATGATGCAAATGACGAGCCTCTTGAGCCTATTGATTCTATTGAACAATATTTTAAATATCTTCCTAACTTAATTGAATTAGGTGGCGCAAATGCAGCTGATAAATATACAAGACTTCATTCTTCTGGTCGTAGATATACTATTCTTCCAATTGATGAAGGTATTTTTGATATTAATGCAAATACTCGTGCTATTGAAGTTCCAGCTGAATTTAAAAATGGAATTTCTGTACAGGGAGATGAATTAGCAGAAGTTCTTTATTTCCGTATTGATAGATTCTATGATGCTATGGATTTAGATACTGCTGATATTTATATTCAATGGAAAGCTGCAGATGGCTCTACTGGTGTCTCTACTCCTTGGGTAGTTGATATTGAAAGTCAGCCAAATAAGATTATCTTTGGTTGGGCAATTTCTTCTGCAATAACTGGAACCGCAGGTAATATTGAATTTGCAGTTCGTTTTTATAGAACTGACGGTGGAGATCTTTCAAAGTTAATTTATAGCTTTGCTACATTAACTCAAACTGGAAAAGTTTTAAATTCTCTTGACTTCACTCTTGGTGATGCTACATATATTACAGAGTATGGTATTGATGATATGATTTCTTCTCGTATTGTTAGTAGTCAAACTCATGTTGTTGGTCAAGGAGAATCTTTAGAACCATTATACTTATATAATGCTCAAGAAGATGCTGCTGATGCTAAAGTTGGTGATAGCCTTGATCCAGCTGCTACTTATGCTTGGTATGATGCAGAAAATAAGATTACTTATATTGATTTAACTGGTTTAGAAATAATTCCTGGACAAAATAATGAACCAGATATAACAAGAGAATATGAAGCTTTACATGTTTCTGCTGTTTCTACTGATGCAGGTATTATTTCTTATAAGTGGACTTATTTAGATATTGATACTGATTTCGGTGAAGTAGATGCTGCTGGTACAGATGGAGATCCTTCTGGTTCTAAATTATCTATTGAATTTTTCTTAACTAAAGATGAGACTCCTGTTGCTAATAAAGTTTATTATGTTCCAAATGAAGATAATACTGGTTATGTTCCTTTTAGTTTAGATGGTTTAGGAACTGATGAAACAACTGGAAATCCAGAAACTCCAAAATCTAAAGGTCTTTATGAGAAATTTAGTGAATTAAAAGTTTATAAAGTTGGTAAGTATTATGCTACTGCCTATAATAGAAAAACAAGAGCTAATACTGCAAAACTTGATTCAGATATGTTTATTGTACCGATTCCAATTGTTCCTACTATTACAGATGAAAATAATTTAAATCCAGATGGAAAAAATTATATTCTTAATAAAGGCGGAGCAGCTGGTAATACTGTAACTTTACAAGTTAATCCAGATAACACAGAGATTGTTAATAAAACTCATAAAGGTGTTCTTAGTTATGAGTGGTTCCATCGTGCTGAAAGAGAAAATCCTACAACTCATGCAGAAGTTCCTTATGTAAAAATTGATGATGCTCCAAATTCAAAAGAATTAACTCTTACTTTTGATGCTGATAAATCTGCTCAAGAGGTTGAAGGATATTATAAAGTTAAAGTTACTAATACTAAGAATGGTGAAAGTGTTTCTATTGAATCTAAAGAAGCTAGACTTTCTTATCCAGCTGAAAAACCACAACTTGCTTATCCTGTAAATGAAGAACAATTAAGAGTTAACTTTAATAACACTCTTCAATTACCAAATTTAGTAAAAGTTGTTGTTGCTCCTTCTTGGTCAACACAATGGAATATTTCTGATGATATTAGATATCAATGGTATGAGACATATGATGAATATCCAGATAATAAAGAATATCCTATTAATGAGGAAACTGGTGAACCAACTATTATTTCTAATGATGATAGAATGTGCAATGCAGAACAAGATGGAGATGTTGGAACAAAATATAATTTTATTCCAAATCATGCTGGAAAATATTTCTGTGTTGTTACTAATGTAAAGAACGGAACTGAAGCTTCTACTATAAGCGACGTTTTCTTCGTAGTCTAATTTTTAAAGGAGTAAATATATGATTACTAGTGCTGAAGAATATTTTGCTAATATGTTTAAAATAGCAGAAACACATAATATTCCAACGCTAGCAACTTTACTCCCACATGATGAACCAATCTATGATATAGATTTAAGTTCGCGAACTGTTGAAGCGCCAGAATTTTTAAGTGTACTTGACGACCATGCATCTGAGACTATTTATTTTAGAGTTGATAGATTTTTTAATAACATGGATATGTCAACAACAGCGTGTGTAATTCAATATATAAATGCCGCAAAAGAGGGACGTCTTTATGTCGTCCCTTATTACGACATAGAGACTTTTCACGATGTTGATAAAATGCTAATTCCTTGGTGCATCGAAGGTGAGGCAACTAAAGCTGCTGGCGATGTAATATATTCAATTCGTTTCTTTAATGTTGATGAAAGTGGAAAATATTTAACATATAATTTAAATACTATTCCAACAACAAGCAAAGTTTTAAATGGTTTAAATATCTTGGGATATAATAGAATTGATTTAACTGAAGCTGAATTTAATGCAAATAAAGCGAGTGATAATCCTGTTACCTATTATGTTAGAACTAATGACGGAGGTTACACAAAAGCTCCTAATATATTCCAAGAGAATCAAACTTATTATACTTTAACAGAGGGTTATGATTATAGTGCCGATACACTTTCTGCAATTTTAGCTGCGGCAAGAAGAGTTACAGAAGGTTTTAAATTGTATTGGACTGATTTAACACATGGTTAATATTTTAAAGGGGAAGTCATATTGACTTCCCCTTATTTTTGTTTTATTGGACAATATATATTAATTTATATTCTTTATTTTTAATTTGTATATAGAGAATTTATATTTTTAAGAAAAGGAGGATATTTATGCCGGATGCAGATAAATTGCGTTTTTTAACTGGTAAATACGAAGATCTTGCCAATAAGGCTGTTACTCGTGGACAGGTTTATTTTGCTATAGATGGAGATAATGGTAAAATTGTTTTTGATGCTCCTATTAGTTCTTCAATCACTAAAAGAATTATTATGAGTGATTCTGTAGATTTTGCCAATAAAGCTAATAGTGATAGTGCAGGAAATATTTTTATTTCTAAATACCCTTATAGTTTTACTACTTCTTCAACAGGCACTTCTTTTTAGATTAATATCAAAGCTCAAAATGGAGATTCTATTAGTGGAGATCCTGTAATTATACCTATTACAGATGCTACCCATGCGGGTATTATAACAAATGCTGCATAGGATATAACAGGTGTAAAAACTTTTAAGACTGGAATTACAATAGATAAAAGTTCTGGATTTTTATATTCTGGAATTCAATCCGCAAGTAGTAATTCTACAAGACCAGTTTGGTTTGCATATGAAGGGGTAAATGGTAAACCTGTATATAATAATAATTTTACTTATAATCCATCTACAGAAATTTTAACTGTTAAAAAATTGGCTGGAACTTCTAGTTATACAGATGCTGTAAATGGTCTTCCTTCTCCTGGAGATAATGAGTTTACAAGAGTTTGGTTTTCTTATGGTACTTCATCTAATGCTGAAAATGAAAAAAAACGTGCTTATGATGATACTTATAAATATAATGCTGGAACACACACATTAAATGTAACTCAATATCAAATAGACAATCATGGATTAATTAAATATGATGCTACTACTGAAAGTATTGTATTTAGTTTTATTTAATAAAAGAGGTGACCAAAATGGCGTTATAGGTTTGGCTTCCTTTGAATGGTAATTTAAAAAATTAGGGGTTAGAAAATATAGGATTTATTAATAATACTGGTTTTACGGTTGATAACTTAGGAAAAATTGGTAAATGTTATTTAACTAATGGAAAAAGATTAGATTTTAATATTTTAAATTTAGCTACTTCTTCTTGGAGTTTAGTAGCTTGGTTTTATCCAACATCTTCCAGTAGTTCTGGACATTAGTATATTATCTCTTTAAATACTTCTACAGCAAATGATTTTACTGGAGCATTATGTTTTTATTCTAATAAAATTTGTGCTAGAATAGGTGGAACTACCTATTAGGGAGATTCTATAACATTAAATACATGGCATCATGGAGTTATTACATATGATTATGAAACAAAAATTTTAAAAATATATCATAATGGTAATTTAGTATTAACACAAAATAATCCAGTTACACCAATAACAGCAACTAAAGTGTTTATTGGAGTAAGAGGAGATGGCACTATAGGAACATTTGCTGGAAAGCTAAATGATATTAGAATATATAATCATTGTCTTTCTATTAAAGAAGTTAAAGAATTATCAAAAGGGTTAATTTTACATTATACATTTGAAGGTCTCTTTAATAACACTTTAATAGAATATGATTGTTCTGGATATCAATATAATGGTAATATTAATGGAATAATAACCCAATAGGATAATACTTCTCGATATGATTATTCTAGCAAATTATCTACTACAACTAATATTACTATTAATATAAATCCTTCTTTTATTACAGAAGGATCTTGTTCTTTTTGGGCAAAAATCAATAATAAAGGTAGCTCTGGATGGGTGGTTTTTACAGGAGATACTACTTCTTATTATTTAATAGCTAGTACTCCATCTAAAGATTTTTATAATTCTAATGTTAATGGAACAATAAAATGGTATATAGATGGAACAGAAGCATTACGTCCTGCATTTGATAATAATTGGCATTATTATTGTGTAACAGGAATAAATTTATCCACCTGGACAGTTTTAAAAATAAATAATTATTCTACCGCATATAATTGTGATATTAATTATTCTGATTTACGTATTTATGCGACAATACTTTCTATAGATGATATAACAGCTCTTTATGAAGATGCTGGATATATTGATAAAAATAAAAATATTTATGCTTATGAATATATTGAAAAAGAAAATGTAATGTCTAATTTAAATAAAAAAGGAGTTTTTACAATATCAAAAAACATAATAGAAGATAATTCTCGTGAACCAAGTATAGATAAAGAAAATATCTATACTCCTGAAGAATTTTATGAAATATAAAATTTGCTTTTAAGTAAAATTTTTAGTATATATATAAAAGAAAAAATAATGGAGGAGTTTAAAAAATGTTGATTATGAATGATTCTACAATTAATTTTAGTGCCATAAGTCAAGATTCAGCTGAAAATACTGTTGCATCTATGAACGCTTCTTATAATGGAGGCACAGGAATTTATTTTTCTTTAAATATTGATGATTATAAAACTAGTAATGTTGGAGATATTGAAGCTGATTTTCGCAATTTTATTACTCGAATTATTGCAACAGTTTCACAAGTTAATGCTTAATTTTGGACAATGATATTTAAGAAATTTTATAGGTTTTTTAAATCAATAGAAAGGGGAGGGAAAATATCCCTTCCCTCTTTTTTATTATATAAGAATTTGTAAGAAGGGAGGACAATAAATGGCTCAATTAAAAGACCTTTTAGTTAATGGTACAGCACGAATAATTGGAAGTTTATATGCTGATTTAAGTGGTAATGTACTTAATTATGGTTATTGTATAACAGATGCAGATGTACAAGAAAAAGTTGTAAATACAACAGGCTCTTTTAATTTAATTGATGGGTCTAAAATTTTAGTCCTTTTTAAAAATAGTAATACAGCTAGCAGTCCTACCTTAAATGTGAATAATACTGGTGCTAAAAATATTTATGTTGATGATAGCAATGGTATTCCTAATAATTTTATTGTTGGATAGCAATATTATTGGTTTGTTTATAATGCTACAAAAAATCATTGGCGAGTTGCTGGTGGTGGAACAACATAGATTACTGCTATTGAATATGGCGGTACTAATAATGATGGTTTTACTTCTAATCGACCATTATTTTTTAATGGTACAAAAATAATTGGTTCTACTACTAATTATATAAATGATACTTCATTAGGTATTAATGAAACTAGTATTACCAATGGTATGAATTTTGAAGTAAATGGTAAATCAAATTTTAAAGATTTAATTACTACTACAAGATTATTATTAACTAATACCACAGATGCAATGGGTTCTTCAGCAGAAGATGTCGCATTATTAATTGGTGCTTAGACAGGACAGCATCTTGAAATAGATAATGATGAAATCATGTCTAAATCTAATGGAACTACAGTAGCTACTTTATATATTCAAAATGATGGTGGTTATACTCATTTTGGTAGTGACGGAGTAGGTATTAATGGTGATAATACCAGTTATAAATTATATGTTAATGGAGATACATATTTTTTAAATGGTAAATCTTATTTTGGTTTAAAAAATGATAATTAGCAATATTATATAGATACGGCTAATAATACTACTACTTCTGGTAATGCAGAATTAAGAGATGTTAATGTTCATAGTTTAGGCATTAAATCTACTTCAGGAAATGGTGTAGGCATTTCTTTATATGGTGGTTATAAAAAAGATGGATTTGCTGAATATGGTATATCTTTTGCTCAAACCGGTGATGGCGGAAAATATGGTGATGTTTAGGATGATTGGGCAGAATATTTTCTTGTAAAACCTAGTACTGGTACAGAAGCAAAGCCAAAACGTGGTTGGATTTTTCGTGGTAATGGTACTGCAGCAACTGATATGGCAGCTTCTCTTAGTAATCGTGGAGTATTTACTACACGAGCAGTTGCCGCAGATAATACATATATTGCTTTTCCAGAAGGAGGTACTGCTAATTATTCAAGTGATACTTAGACAGGTATGTTAATTATTAAATTACCACAATCAAAGACAAATACTATGTTGCGTTTTGATGTAGAAATTTATACTTGGAATGGCAGTAAAAAAAATTTAGTTACTTATCATATTGGCGGTTATGATTATGATGCATCAACAATTTGGAATAATCCACAGGCATATTCAGAAGGTATTGGTAATCTTTCTAATTTAACAGTACGTTTTGGATAGGATGACTCTAATAATGTTTATGTAACTATTGGTGAAATAAATACTGTTTGGAGTTATCCAAAAATTGCTATTATTAATTTAATAGTTGGACATAATAATGCTACTGTTGATAAATGGGCATATGGATGGAATGTTTCTATTGCAAACACAAATCCTTGTTCTTCTATTACTAACACTATCTTTAGTCCAAAATTACAAACTGCTTATACTAATACAAATTTATTTACTGGTACTTAGTATATGGATATGGAAGCTTGGTCTGGAGATAATTTTACAGGAGTTTTACCATATTCTTATTGTCGAGGAAAATAGATTTCAATTGGTGCTAATGCAGCATCTTCAAATTTAGAAATAAAAAATTTAGTAGGTTTTATTCCAGAACCAAATACTTGGTATACCTTATCTTTTTATGCTCGAGCAAATCAATCTGTAAAATTGTATAGTTATTTAGGAACTATTGATTAGGCTTTTAATAATGATACAAATATAGCAGAAGATATTGCCACTGGAAAAGTTCCAAATTAGTTTTCTAATGCTTGGAAAAAATATTGGATAACTTTTAAAACAACTACGACTTCTACACAAACAGAAAGATTCATAACAATTGTATAGTTGCCATCTTCTTAGGTTGATACTAATGTTACTGTATGCTTACCTAAATTAGAAAAAGGAATAATTCCTAGTGACTGGTCAAGAAATCCTGGTGATGTAATTCATTTATTTGGTTCATCTAATGATTCAAGTTATTTATATAGTGGCGGCGGATATAATGCTAAATATAATAATTTAATTTTACATGGAGACCCCAGCAGCGGAGTTAGTGGTATTGCTTTTACATCATAGAAAGGTAATACAAGTATAAATGCTCCTTCCGATAGAGCTTTTATTCAATATCATGCCATGGGAGTTACTCCTAAAGCAGAAAATAATGAATTAACTGAAGCGTCATCTGGAGAAGCAGGACGTTTTGTTATTGGTGTTGGTAATGATGCCGCAGATGAAGTATGGTTATAGGCTCCAGGAGATTTAGGAATTAAACATCAAATTGGTGCTAATTCATATACTATTGTTGATACTAATAATACTAGTTGGGCAAATGCCTGGACTAATGGAACTATAGAAGGTCCAGTATTAGATTTAAATTTAGCTGGAGTGGTAAAAACTACTCCCGCAATTCCAAAAGCAAGTGCAAGTATTAGTGGTATTGTAACTATTGATGCTTAGACTTTTGGAGGAGACAAAACTTTTACTGGTAATATTTTAGCTGATGTTAATTCTAGTAAAGATATTGGATCTTCTAGTAAGACTTTTAGAAATATTTATGCAACTACTTATTATGGTTCATTATAGCATGCAGTTTCTTTTGAAAGAAATTCTATAACTTTAGGTAGCTTTGATAATAGCGCTGATGTAAGTTATAATTTCGGTTCAGTGGTATAGGATTTAACTGGTGCGGCATCTGGAGTTGCTAATAGTATAAATGCAGATATGTTGGGTGGCTATTGGACTAAATCTTTATTAGATACTTTAAATACGACAGTTAACACCAATACAAATAATATTAATACTAATACAAATAGCATTAATAATATTAAAAATACAAATTTACATGTTGCTAATGATACTGACATTGTGGTTAGGTCTTCAACTACTTATTGTAGTACATATAGTAGTGGTCATATATCATATATAGTTAGAAATGGAATTTGTTATATTAGTTTAAATAATTTATCTTTTACAGATTAGGTAGCAAATACTAATAAAGATCACTCAATAAGTGGATTTCCAAAAATTAAAAATAATTTTATTTCTTTTGCATCTATGGCAGGAGGAAATTTAGTAGGTGAAGTTTTTGCTTATGCTGGATATACTTCTATAACTGTTCGAACTAAAACAACTGCTGGATTATATGGTACAATGTCATATATTGTTGATTATTCATAAAAAATAAAAGGAGGATAAGAATGGCTAATGAATATTTAAAGCCACAAATACCTTTAAAGGATTTAAATAGCGAAAACTATTTTTACCCCTTAACAACTTTAGATTAGGTATAGAAAGCAGATGGATCTCGAGTTTAGGAGTATGAGCTTGGTAATGTTGCATTAGAAGATTCAGAAGTAATTCCAGATTAGGGAACTTCTCAAATAACAACTTTATTAGATACTTTTTATCCTATTGGTAGCATTTATATGAGTGTTAATGCCACTTCACCAACTATTTTATTTGGTGGTACTTGGGAATAGATTGAAGATACTTTTTTACTTGCTGCAGGTACTAATTATATTGGTGGAGATACTGGTGGTAGTACTGAACATACTCATACCATAGAACATACTCATACTGTTGCGCATAGTCATAGTATGACTCATACTCATACAATGGCTCATACCCATCCGCAGGTTGCTACAACTAGTGGCGGACCTAGTAATAATACATCTGGTGGTACGGCTATTTCTGTTGCATAGTTACCATCTCATACACATAGTTTTAGTGCTACTACTGGTGGCTCTGGTGGACATACTCATGATGTCTCAATTATTGCAAGAGGATATAGTGGATGGCAAGATAGTCCTAGTTACTATAATTCATATTATTCTTTTACAAGTTGGAATAATCCTCCTAGTATAGATTCTAATGGTGCAAGTGATAGAAGTTTAGTAAAAACAGGTACAACCACAAATCCAGGTAATCACACTCATAGTGTTTCTGGAACAACTGGTGGATAGGGTTCTGGCTCTGCACATACCCATACTTTGTCATCACATACGCATACTACTGCAGCAACTACTACCGGTGGAGCAAGTAATGCAACAACATCAGCCCCTAATAATACAAATACTGGCACTTCTACTCCAACAACATCAGCAGCTAGTAATGAAAATTCTGGTTCTACTTCTACTTTACCACCATACTTGGTTGTATATATGTGGAAAAGAACTGCTTGATTAAAAAAGGAGATATTTAATATATGGCTTTTATAAATCCGCAAGCTCCTTTAAAAAATTTGAAAACTGGAGATTATTTTTATCCTTTAACTAATTTAAATCAAATAATTTGTACAAGCAATAGATTATCTGTTTTTATGAATGAAAGCAGTAATAATAATCTTACTTTAAATAATATTGATCGTATAAATGGTAAAGTTTAGATAACAGGTTCTGATTCATCATCTTTTTTAGGAGCATTAGCAGAAGAAGAATTAGATAAAACAGATATAAGAACTTGGTGTGATACTGTAACAAATATACATAAATCTTCTTATCAAGGAGATATGGTATTAAAAAGATTTTTTTCTCAAGATGAAACTGCAGCCACTTATAATCTTCCTTGTGTTGATTCTCATATGTTAATTTTTAGTATAGATGGTTCATCTTCTATAAATTGGACTCGTATACTTGCATTAGACATGAGATCACCAACTCTTTTTATTGGTGGAAAAAATAGTACAACTTGGTAGTCTTGGACACAGTTAATTACTGATAATACTGCATAGACTATTAGTGGAGTTAAAACTTTTACTTCATAGCCAAAATTAAATAGTGGATTTAATTGGCCTACACCAGCAAATATTACTTGTACTATAGGTAGTAGTGGTAATGAATGGTCGATTGATCTTTCTCCTGGCTCAACTACTGGAACATATTGGCATGTTTGGTCAAGCACAAATAATGCAAGTATTTTACAGTGTTTTAATGATAATAGACATGTTATGATTCCAGTTCATTTAGCCGTTGGAGGATATAATAATACATCGTATGGATTAAGTACAAATTCATTTATTTGTAATTCATGGGTTAGAACTAAAGGATCTGCAGGTTGGTATAGTGAAGATTATGGCGGCGGTTGGTATATGAGCGATAATACTTGGCTTCGTTCATATAATAATAAAAATGTATATACTGCAAGTGGAATTATCCGTTCTGATAATGCTGTTTGGGGATGTAAAGTTGTTATAAATTCTGATTGGCTTGGTTTTTATAGTGCAAATTAGGGTGGAACAAGATATGGATATGTTCAAGCAAATGCTAATAGAATGTATTTTAGAAAAGAAAATGGGGTAAGTACTTATCATTTTGATTTTAATGGTCATCTTTATAGCACAGGACAATTTGTTACAAGTGGAGATCGTAGTTTTAGAATGATTAATAATAATAGATCTGTTTTTTGGCATTGGAATGGTAGTACTCCAGCATTTTATTTAATGTTTACAAATGCTAATGATCCAAATGGGAATTGGAATTCATTACGTCCATTTTATGTAAATGCTAATACAGGATATTGCTATCATATTCGAGCATATCAAGCTGTCTGGAATGATTATGCAGAATTTCGTCAAGGAGATACTATAGAACCAGGACGAGTGGTTATAGAATAGAAAAATGGTATTATGACAATGGCACAAGAAAGATTAGCGCCAGGAGCTAAAATTATATCAGATACATATGGACAAGCAATGGGAGAAACTAAAACAGCTAAAACTCCAATAGCAGTAAGTGGTAGAGTTTTAGTTTATCCTTTTAGAGACAGAAATAAATATGAACTCGGTGCTGCAGTATGTGCGGCGCCAGGTGGTACTGTGGATATTATGACCAGAGAAGAAATTCGTGAATATCCAGAGCGTATAGTAGGAACTGTTTCAGAAATACCGACTTACACAGTTTGGCATGCTGGAGGATCTGTCGAATAGGGTCCTGCAGAAAATATACAAGTCAATGGAAGAATTTGGGTATATGTGAGGTAATAAATATGGAATGGGGAATTTTAATTAATGAAATTTTTCAAGTTTGTTTAATTCCTTTGCTTGGAGTTTTAACTACTTATTTAGTTAAATATATTCAAATTAAAGCAGAAGAAATTTAGTTAAAAAATAAAGAAAGAGAAAATTTTGAACATTCTGAAAAATTAAATAAGTATATTTCTATGCTTGCTGATACGGTTACTAAATGTGTAATTGCTACAAATCAAACATATGTTGAAACATTAAAGAAAGAAGGGCGTTTTGATTTATAGGCATAGGAAGTAGCTTTTTAGAAAACATTGCTTGCGGTTTAGGCAACATTAACTGTAGAAGCTAAACAATATTTAACAGAATTTTATGGTGATTTAGATATATATTTAATGTCTGCTATTGAAGCTGCTGTTAATGCTAATAAATAAAAAAATAGGGAGTCTATTAGGCAACTAATAGGCTCCCTTTTTTCCGTTTTTAAGCAAAAAATTTTTGGACACTCCTTATTAATATTACCATAATACTTTACATATTAAATTGGGGAAGGGTGGTAAAACATTTTTCTCTAAAAATTTGCGCGAATTTTTGTAACTTATTGTTTGTCATAAAAAATTGAGAAAGGAAAAACGTTTCTATAAGTGAATCGTTGAAAAGAGGAACTGAATTTTATGCAATACAATAATAATCCATATGCTCAAAATCAATAGCTCGTGTACAACAGAAACAATTTTAATAATATTAATATACTGAAAGGAAAGCCAGTTGCATCTGTGGAAGAGGCCAGAGCAACATCTATTGATTTTGACGGATCTATTTTCTTTTTTCCAGATCTTGCCAATAAAAGAATCTACACTAAACAAATTAATATGGATGGGACTGCAACTATGTAGTGTTATGAATTAAGTTAGCTTCCAATAGAACAAACAAATAATATTAATACAAATAATTTTATTACAAGGGAAGAATTTAATAATGCATTACAAGAATTAACTGCGAAAGTCCAGTCATTGGCTCCGCAGAAGGAGGACCGCAAATATGAATTTTGATATGAATATGTTAATGTAGATTATGCAAGGCAAGAATCCTCAACAGATGATTCTAAATTATCTTCAATAGTCTTAGATTGGTTCTACTCCTATTGGATAGAATTTAATGCAACTTACTTAGAAAGGGGATTATGGAGCATTAGAACAAATAGCTAAAAATATTTGTTAGCAAAAAGGCTTAAATTATGAAGAATAGTTTAGAAATTTCAAGTAGTCACTTGGGATGCGTTGACGGAAAAAAGAAATGTTTAATGAAGGTAATCAAGGATATTCTTTATCTGATATCGCTGCTGCTACTGGAAATAATAGCGGTTGGGGCGATGGCTTTGGTAACGGCGGTTGGTGGGTTCTCTTATTTATTATTGCTTTATTCGGCGGTTGGGGAAACAACGGCTGGGGCAATAATGGTAATAATGGAGGATTCCAAGGATATTTAACTCGCAGTGATATTGCAGATAGTTTTGATACTAATTCTATTTTATCTGGACTCAGTGGTATTCAAACTTCTATTTGCAATAATAATGCAGCTTTATTAACTAATTTAAACAATGGTTTTAATGGTGTAAATAATGCTGTACAAAGTGCTATCTATTCTGGTGCCATTAACACCAATAATTTAAGCACTTAGATTGCAGGACTTGCTACTAATCAAGCAGCTGGATTCTGTGATGTTAAATATCAAGAAGCACAAGGACTTGCTCAATTAAATTATAATTTAGCAACTGAAGCTTGCGCAGATCGTCAAGCTGTTGCAGATGCCAAAGCTGCCCTTATTGAAAATCAAAATGCTAATACAAGAAGTATTATTGATTTCTTAACTCAAGATAGATTAGCTGCTTTAACTGCTGAAAATCAAGCACTTAAATTTGCTCAATCTCAAGCAGCTCAAAATCAATATCTTGTTCAAGCTTTAAATCCAACTCCAACTCCTTCTTATGTTGTTCCAAACCCATATACAGGAAACTATTATGGTTATAATAGTTCTTGTGGTTGTGGTTGCGGAACTATGTAATATAAGGAGGGCATGACTTATGGAAATTACCGCTAATACTCTTCAGACAGTTGCAGCTGGAGAAGATGTCCTTTTTACTGAAACTGCTGTGAATGGCAATTGTAGTATAATTCATAGAGAGGGTAGTGGCATAGTAACCTTACGTGCACTTCCAAACGGACAATGTCGCGCAAGATTCCGTGCTTGTTTTGGAGCTAATATTGGTGTTCCAGAAGGAGGTACTGTAGCACCAGTTTCTCTTGCTATTGCAATTAATGGCGAGGGAATTCAAACAAGTCGAATGATTTCTACGCCTGCGGCCGCAGCAGATTTAAATAATGTTTTTTCTAGTGTATATATTGACATTCCTATTGGATGTTGTTATAGTATAAGTGTTAAAAATATGACTCTTGCAGATATAGCTGTTCAAAATGCAAATCTTATTATAGAAAGGACGGCTTAATTATGGAAGAATTAAAAATGATGAAACATAATTTAACTTCTTTTATTTAGGGATAGATGGGAAGTTTAGAAAAAGTCAATGCTAAAGAACTTGGTGAGGCCGTTGATATGATAAAAGATTTATCTGAAGCAATTTATTATTGCACAATAACAGAGGCAATGGAAAAATCTGCTGAGGATAAAACAAATAACACTTATTATTATACAACAAATACTTATCCATAGCATGAAACCCATTATTATACAGATGGTAATATGTCATCTGGAAATGGAAAAATGAATCATTATCATGAGGGATATTGGCCTCAAGCATTTCGTGATGAAAGAGAAGGGAAGTCTCCTATGCAACGTCGTATGTATATGGAATCTAAAGAACTTCATAAAAATCAAAGTGCAATTCACGAATTAGAAAATTATTTAAAAGAATTATCAACCGATATTACTGAAATGGTTCAAAATGCTACAGAAGAAGAAAAGAATTTATTGTATAATAAAATGATGACTATTGCATCTAAAATAAGCAATGTTTAAAATAAACAATATTTCATGGGCGATACGTTTTGTATCGCCCATTTATTATATATTACAAAAAGATAATGGTGAATATACTTTAGGTGCTTGTGTTAAAGATAATCATACAATTTATATTGCAAATAATTTATCTTTAGAAAAAACTAAAAAAGTATTATGCCATGAAATTACTCATGCGGCAATGTTTAGTTATAATGTTTTTTTAACTGTAGATCAAGAAGAACTTTTAGCTGATTTAATTGCTACTTATGGGGATGAAATTATTCAAATTACAAATAAAATTTTTAATAAAATAAAAAATAGGGGAGAATCCATATGATTCTCCCCTATTTTTTTATATTTCATCATCATCTTCAAGATTTGGATTTTCAAATTCCATACCTTTAACAGAAAGACTTTCAATATAAGGAATTACTTTATGTTTAAATATAGAATTTCCTCCGTGCTCAAGATAAAATTTTTTTAAATTTTCAAAAGCTTCAAATCCAACCTAATCTATATATCCATATTTTTTACAACGATTATAAATATGATATAAGGTATTTCTAATTATCGCAATATGATAATCATTAGAAATACTTTTACAATGTTCCTAATCTTTTTTGAAATCTTCAAATTGTTTTCTTAATAAAGCAATTTCTTCATCTTCTTTTTCATTCATCTTTTTTAAAGTTTCAAATTGCTCTTCTGCATTCTCTGTTTTATTTTGCTTTGCATGATACTTATCTAATATTTCTTTAATCCAAACACAAAAATTATATCCCTCTCTTACTGCAAAGAAGAATAAAATTATAAAAGTTAAGGCAGTTAACCCTCCTATTTCTGCGACACCATTGATAAATGCAATCATATCCCATTAGTCCCTTTCTCCAGTTTTATTTATTTTAAGAAAATAAAAAATCCCTCTTCTTTTATTTCTTCACGAAATATTAAAAGAGGGATAACATAATTTTATTAATCTGACCAATCATGATCTTCAACTTGTTTTTTTCCAAGTACAATATGTGTACCAATACAAATTGCATCACATTCATCTTGAGTTGCTTTTATTTGATATTTAGTATTTACATATTGCTATGCATTACGTTTTTGTTCTGGTCTATTTTTTCCTTTTATATTCAAAGTTGATTTCCAAGTAGCTGCTAAAATTTCTTTATGAGGTAATTTTAATTCTGTAGCTAATTCATATATAATTCCAAAAACTTCTGCTAAAACTTTAAATGTTTTTACATTATTATCAACATTATTTTGCAACTAAATATCTTCAAAAGCAATTTCATTAATATCATATTTATTAATAAGTTCATTTACTTTTTTACGAATTTTATATAACCTTTCTCCAAGGTCTTCATCTTCAAAAGTAAAATGACCATATGTTTTTAATTCATTATCATAAAATACTGCATATCCACTAGTTTTAGATGACTAATCTAAGGCTAGTAACTTACGCATTAAGTAGTAGATGCTGAATCTGTTGAACCGAAACCGCCTTCTCGCATTCCAGTAGCAGAATCTGTATTGGTTTTGATATAATTCATAATAATACCTTGACCAATAGCATCACCTTTCTTAATTTGAATAGGAATTGGGGACAAATTAATTACTTGAAAATAAATATGTCCTTCATTATCTGGATTATTGTAATAATCTGCATCAATAATTCCTACTCCATTAGCAAGGATAATCCAGTATTTTAATGGTGAAGAAGAGCGAATAGATAATTGTAAAAAAGTATCTGGATCAAGATGACATTTAATTCCAGTAGGAATAAGTGTCGGTTTTGCTTTTGCGGCTTTGACTAAGGGGGCGATTGCATCGAGTGTTAATGCACCTTTTGTATCAGAAACGGCATCAAAAACACTATCATATTGTTCTAAAACCTACCCAATAATATTATTACATAAGTCTTCATATGGGGGAATAATAATATCTTCAGCTGCAAAAAAGTCATAACCTGCGGACTAAGCGGTCTTTCGAACGGGAAGCGCGCAATCTTCATATCCTGTTACCTATTGGAAATAAGCTGCCATTATTCTGCTTCCTCCATTACCCAAAAGTCTGAATACTTCTTTGTAATCTTTACTTCATAGCCTTCAGCAATAATTTCGCCCTTTTTCTTTTTTTGTTTTCTCGTGGAAGAATATGAATCTACAATATAATCGTTAGCTTCTTCTTTGATTTCTTCAATTAAAGCTTTTGCTTCTTCTTCAGTATCTACTCTATAAATTTCTGTATTTCTTAAAAGAATTCTCATATTAATTTACCTTTATCTCCAAATTTGAATAATCTTGATTTTCTTGAATTTCTGTAACGATTCCATCAATATATGTTTCATTTCCAAAAAGATGGATTTTATTAGTCTAATTACTATAACATAATGATGGAAGAGTTTGACCTAAATCTGTTGTTGGAATAGAAATAATCTACTCTCCAATTTTTACACTTTGTGTTAATGAAAACATATCCACAAAGCAAATAATTTCATTATTCATTAAAAGTTACTACTCCTTCATCATAATTAAATAAATACAAACAAATCATTTCATCAATTTTTTGTTCTTCATCTATATATCTAACCCAAATTTCAATTGCACTATCATCTTCTACTGGGTCAATGGCATATACATCACCAACGCTATTTAAAATATCTTTTAAAGCAGCAAAAAAAGTTGTAAAATCTGCTGTTCCTGATACTCGTCTAAAAACTGTAAAATAGCTAATATCTCTGCCATATAACATAAAATATCGTGGTTTTTGCTTTTTATTCATCTATCTATAAAACCAGTCATTAAAAACTTTTTCTGAACCATTCCATGCATTTTCATCAAAGACTGGAAGCTAGCTAACTACAGATTTATTCAGCTCATATAAATTCATATTCAATCCAGAAGAATTCATTGATATATTGTAAGGTTGCCATTTTAATTCATCATTAATATATATATAATATTTATCTTCATCTGAACAATAGGCAACCTCACCTTCGGTATGATTTGGGAGATTTATTAGAATTGCATAATTATCTACTTTTAAAGGTTCCATTATATAAATCTCCTTTATTTTTCTTTAATTAAATTATATCATTTTTTTATAAAAAAATCAATCTCGTAATTTAATAATTTCTTGATTACTACTACCTCTCATTGGAAGAGTAATATCTTTTAAAGATTCAATATAAGGTCCTGCTACTAAACCATTAATTTCATTTAGTATATATTCTAATTTTGGATTTGAAGTTATTTCTTTTTGAATAACTTTATAATCATAACCAGACCAAATCCAAATTTTTAAATCAGGTATTCTTTTTTTCATTTCTGTTACAATCATTGTTGTAAGAAATAAATTTTCTTGACAAAGAGGCTCTCCGCCCATAATGCAAAGAGTTCTTTGTAGTCCATTAGCAAGAATACCTTCTTCTATTTCATCTAATACTTCAGTATTAAATTCTTTACCACCATCAAAATCCCAGGTTTCAGGATTTTGACAACCTGGACATTTTATAGGACAACCTTGTACAAAAAAAGTTAAACATACTCCAGGAGCTGCGGCAAAATCATTTTTAATAATTCCAGCATATTTCATGCGGCAACCTCCTTATTCCATATACCCTGTATGCTTAACTCTATTATGTACTTCATCTTGTTTACCATAATTAAAAGCAGTTGTATAATTACCAGTTAAATAACCAGTAACACGTCTTAATTGCTGTATATGGTCACTACCGCAAGCAGGACAATTATTATTAAATTCACCAGTATATCCGCATTCAAGACAAGTATCACAAGGAACATTAATTGCAAAATATGGAATATCTTTATCCATAGCATAATTTACTAATGTTTCCATTGCATCTATATTTTTACCAACAGTAGATTCAAGTTCAACATATGTAATGCAGCCCGCACTTGAATATCCTGTTAATTGAGATTCAATATCAATTTTATCAAAAGGACTAATTTGCTTCCAAACTGGAACATGCATTGAGTTAGTAAAGAATTCTTTATCACTAATATTATGCATTACACCATACTTTTCTCTAAATTTCTTTAAAGCAGTATAGCAAAGGTTTTCAGCCATTTCTACCTTCGGTTTCCCGATATTTTTTAGAGGATTAGACTATATTATCATCCTATTATTCTATTACCAAATAATAGGAGCCTTATCTTTTGCTTATAAAAAGCTACTCTACTCACTTCTTCATATAAGTTTTTCTCTTATACTATGTTTTCGATAGTCGTTAGAGAACAAAACCTTTGGACTCAGTTCTGTCCAATAGATTTTATCCTACGGGATTAACATGCCTATATAAAATAGGTTTAGTCTTTCTTATCATCTTATTACGATTGCCCGTTTAATAAGGTTTATTTTTTCATATAATTACTTATACGACGCCCAATCTGAAAATTTTAGGCGTAAAATACACTCCAAAATTTAATTTATATTGTTCTTTAAATTCTGCACAACGAGTTTTAAAAAGTTGTTCAATTTCTTTAGCAAGTTTCATTCCTTCTGGTTCAGTATGATCGCATCCTACAAGAATCTAAAGAGCTTCTGCTAAACCTAACTAACCAAGTGCTAAAGTACCATGACGTAAAGCACTACGAGTACCTTCTTCTGGGATATATCCTGCCATAGTATTATTTTCCCACATAAATTTTGCTGAAGCTGGGTCTTGTGAACATATCCATTCAAATCTTTCAATTAAAGCATCTTTTGCATCATGGATTGCCTAATCAAGTAATACCATAAAGCAGCCTTTAGCTCGTGTTTTTTCAGAAACCTAATGGTCTCTATAATCATGTTCTGCTAACTACTTAGCCTCCATAGCTATTGTAGGAAGAATAATAGTTACTGGGCATATATTTCCGCGTCCATCTTTAAGCTGACCGAAGCCATTGATGTCCCATCCGTTAGCAGTTCTACAACCCATCGTACTAAAATATGTTTTTGGGTCATTTCTATCATATCCAGCATTACCACTCCAATCAACATTAGCATAATTAGGATATAATCTTTTAGCAGTTGATTTTAAAGCCAATCTAAATAAATCATAATTGGGGTCTCCAGGTTCACGATTAACACCTTTCATGCATTGAAAGATTCCACAAGGAAAAATAGGAGTTTTATGAAGTTTTCCAACTCCTTTAATAGAACCTTCAAGAAGAGCTTTAGTTATCATTCTTCCCTCTGGTAAAGTACAAGTACCATAATTAATTGAAGTAAATGGTCAATTTTGTTATCATAGAGGCTTTTTATCCCCTATTTCTTATAGTTTCCTATAAGTTCAGCGTACATTTTCACCTTCGCCGTTATGCGTTAAGGGCGGACACTCTTGGGTGGATTATATTTATTCACCACCTACGCGTTACGGTTCTTCTTAGCCTTTCGTTATCTAAGAAGTTACCTCGGTATTGCCTTATTTTTAATTGAATAAAACAGATTTTATTTTATTGTCATTTTGTATTGCTTCATCAATATCAATTTGCCAATAATGATTTAAGAAATTATTATATATTTCCTTTTTACGATTAAGATATAAAGAAGCGTTTTTATACATCCAATCTCCAAGTTTTTTTATATCTTCGATATTTTGAATATGGATATCGCTTAATTGTCTATCTTTATAATCATAAACAGTGGGCTTTTGCTTTAAATTAAGATGTTCAAAAATATAATTAGAAATATTTTCCATAAGTTGATGTGTTCCACAAAAACTGATAGAATGTAAAAACCTATTATGTCCATCGTTATTAGGACTTGGTTTGGCCATAATACTTCCGTCTCCATCAAATATTCCTCTAATAAGATGCGGCATCATTTCTTTAGAAACTTGCGGAAGATAGGTACTATAACTTTTTCGAGGAATGACTCCCTACTTAGCGAGGTCTTCTGCCATTATATTACTACGAACAGCTATCTGCCCGCATCCTCTGCCATCATGTCCTACTGAAGTATTTGCTTGTAAAACTTCTTTAAATTTTTCAAGCATATATTCATCTTTTAAATCTAATGTGATAGATATAGACGCTTGTCTTCCTGTGTCATCTTTAAAGACATTTCCATCTGAAATAAGTAAACCCAAAAAGTAAGCCTTTGCTTCTTCATTTATTTCTTGAAAGAAATGTTCTTTCATATTAGGATTATTTAATTTTGCTTTTGTATATTTTGGAACATCTTTTAATATTTTAGTCATCGTTGGATGACTTAATTCATACTTATCTTCAACTTGTTTCATCGTCATTGGTTGAAATAAATAATATTTAATAATTTCTTGTTTTAATTCTTCTGTTATAATTTTTCTTGGCATAATATAAGTCTTCCTTCTTCATACCATAATTGTATTTTATTAGAATAAAATTCTATATAAGTATTCTTATTATGATGTTCATTAAATAATTCGACACATTTTTTCATTGAAGTTGCTCCTATATTTATTGAACATTTGTCACAATGTAAATGGACTGGAGTTCGACCCCATTCATCAAGACACCCATATATTTCATTATTACAATTAGGACATTTTATTTTTTCCATTTTATAAATCTCCAATTATATTAGATAAATATTATAACATATTTTTAACATTTGTAAAATATTTTCTTTCATTATTATACCAAGATTAAAAACTTAGGATTCGCCGATTTTGCCCGGATTCTTTCTAAAGATTTCTCTTTAGCCAGCCATCCATTTTAGCTGATTTCCAGATCTTGATTGTAGTGTATTTAAATTATGATAAAGTCCTTCAACTGCCTACATAGTTTCTTTTTCAGTCATATCTAGTGCATATTGATATACTTTTAAACGAGATTTATATTCTATATCTTCAATACCAGCATCTTCTGGAATATGATCAAAATAATCTTTATTATCAAAATTTTCAATATATTTTAATCCATCAATATAATGCTTTCTAAAAGACTTACGAACATAAGGAACCATAGTCCAATCTAAATGACTGGCACTTACACCACCAAACTGTTGAAGAGATTGAAGCTAAAATAATACTGCTACAAGCTAAAAAGCTGTATTAACGCTATTAGCTGGTCTAATATCTGCTTGACGAGTATTAAATCCGTTAGCAAGCAAATCATCAAAAGGAATTGTTAAACAATTATGCATACCAACTGCATATGCATCTAAATCATGAATATATACTCTATTATTTAAATGATTTTCTTTAATTTTCTTTGACATGCCAATATGATTTAAAGCAATTTCTCTCATAAGGACATTGTCAGCTTCGCCTTTGCGTCCTCCAAAAGAACGCTCATCAACATTAGCATTTTGATTTTGAACATTAGTTGCGCGAATTTTTTCGGCAATTAATTTCATCCAATCAATATTGCCTTCACGAATTTTATTTCTTTCATTTCTGTAAAGAATATATGCTTTAGCTACATCTTTTCTTTTTGTAGCCATGAGCCCCTTCTCTACTAAATCCTAAATATCTTCAATATTAAGTTCTTTTTCCTATTCCTCAGCATAACCTAAAACATACATTGCTATATTAGAAGCTTTATCTTCTGCATATTCAGAAATAGTACCATCAACTTCTTTAAAAGCTGCTAAAACCGCATTTTCAATTTTAGTTTCATCAAAAGGGACTCTTCGTCCATCACGTTTCTTTACATAAACCATATAGATTTCCTCCTAAGTATTATTATTTTAAGGATTTCTAATGTAGAAATCTATAATATATATATTTTATTTATAATATTTTAATTATTTTCGTCCAGAAGTGATTGTAGTCTTTTACTTGCGGCCACCACTACTTTAGTATTATATTCTAAATCTTCTAAAGTATTATTATCAATTTCATTATAATGAAAAGGTAGTTCTGCAAAATCAAAATTATCTGCCTAATATCGTCTTATAATTTCTTCAACGTTTGGATTTGTTTCTCTACTTAACTAACGTATAAGACGATTTTTATCTGAAGTCCGCACATAATATACTACAACATAAATATTAGAATGAGTCATCAATGACTCAATTCCTGTTGGATTAAAGACTCCAATGTTTACTTTAGTACTATCTAATGAATCTAAACTTGTTCCATAACACCAATCATTAAATACTGTAGCTTCAAGCATTTCATTATTTAAAAGTTTTTGAGTAAAATCTTCATTTGAAAGAAAATAGTAATTTTTTCCTTCTACTTCTCCTTCTCTTGGCGGACGAGTTGTACAACTAATAATTTCATTAAGAGAGGGGTTCTATTTAAGAACCTCTCTCATTAATGTATCTTTACCAGTGCCAGCTTCACCAATAAGAGCAAGAATTTTATAATTATTCATCTTCTTCAACTTCTCCTTGGTATCTTTCACTTCTAATTTTTAAACTTCCATCTGGAAGAATTTCATCAATTTTATATAACTGATGCATTTCAGAGCTTGCATATTTTTTAGTTACAAAATTATCATCAGAGCGAATACCCTGTACAATAATCATGCTTCCTCTATTAAACCAAGATTTTTCTTTAACTGTCTTGGTTCCATCTGGATTCTTTTCAGAAATTTGTTTATCAAAAAGATTAAAATATTCTTTTCTGAACTTAACTGTAACTACTCCTGTTGTAGTTAAAAGAGTTACTGTACTTTTCACTTTATTCTTAGCAATACATGTTCCGCAAATTCTATAAAGTTTAAAAATCTTAATTTCTTTGCCATTCTTTTTATAAACTTTATCTACTATTGGAGTTTCTGGCAAATCGTTAAAGTTTACAAAACCATATCTTGCATTATCAACATGAGCAAGTTCATGTTCATGATAATAAAAACATAATGCTTCCATTTCCCAAGCAGAAATAGTTCCTTTTGCATACCTATTCCAATCTTCATAGAATATTTTTGTGTTTAGAGTTTCTAAAATTTCATCTTTATTTTCTGCAATCCATGCTCTAAATACATCCATCCATTTTTGATAAACTTTTTTATCCCAATTTTTTGCTGAAATATACCATTCATTATTTTTATTCTCTAATAAATTATCTGCTTCAATTTCATGAATAAAATTTAATGCTCTATTATCTAATATATATCCTTCACCATTTTTGCAAACAGCTTTTAAATATCTATTAAATTCATAGATTCTTCTTGCCATTACTTCTTCTTCATTTTTTTCTGGAAGTAAACCATATTTAATTAATCCTCCCATATTTTGAAGAGTAATACGCTTCTTTTTATCACATGTTTCCCAAATAAACCAAGCCATTGCCATTTTTCTTTCCATCATATCATCAAAAGCTCCACCTTTAATTAATGAAATCATTGCTTGTTTATTTGGATGAACTTTATTATAATAATCCTTAATAGAAATATATGGACGATTTTTAATTGTTGCATCAATTACATCATCACCAACATTTAGCATCGCTTTCATTCCATATAAAATTCTATTATTTTTTGCATCAGGTTCAAAACCATAACCTGATTGATTAATATTTACAAGACTTAAATTAATACCAGCATTAATTATATCTCCCATTGCTTTCGCAATTTTTGAATAATCTGTTTGACCACCATTATCTGGATCTGTTGCTCCACTATTAACAATCAAACAAGCTGTATTCCAATAAATTGGATTCCAATTTGTTGCTATATACAGAGTCTGCACTCCAATGAACGAGTACGCAAGTGCATGTATGACTGAGAATGAGTACCCCATCTAAGGCCCGGCACCATATTTCCATATATATTGGCCTAATTTCTCAGATTTTGCATTCTTCAGAACTTTTTCTCTAAGTTCTGGAATCTTATTCATCTGTTTCTTTCCGACGACTTTTCTGGCCGCATTCGCTTCTCCTAAGCTAAAGCCGCAAATATTTTTATCCATTAACATTCTCATTAGCTGCTCTTGGCTAGGAGGTACTCCATATGAAGATTTAAAATAAGGTTCAATAGCTGCTTGTTCTTTTTTTGTAAGACCAAAATCATCCATTTCTTTATACCATAAAGAAATATCATTTTTAAACCGATAATATTTATTCATCGGTCTTTCTTCGCCTTCTTCACCGCTCAGTCTCATCAACCCGTTCGCATCAGCCATCTCTAATACATTCTGAGGCTTCAGCATTTTCGCAACCTGAGAACCAACTTGTGAATCAAACTGAAATGTATTTAATACAGATACATTTCCTAGTGCATCCCAAATTCTTTTATCTTCTAGTGGAATTACATTTGGATGAAAATATTTATCATATACTTCTCTTAAAGATAAATCAGCTTCAATCTGACCATCTTTTTGAAGAAGTTGAATCGCTTGAACTAATTTATCCTGGACTTCAGTTACAAGAAAATCATATTTTGTAAGTCCTAAATACTCATCATCATGAAGATCAAACTGAGTTGTAATTTCTCCTTTTGGAGTTTTCATAAATGCACAATGTTCAAATGGATCTCCATCAAATAAAATAACTCCAGATGCATGACTACCTCTATGATTAATCAATCCTTCAATAGATACAATAATATCTAATAAACCTGGATAATTATTTACTTCTCTAATAAAAGATTGAACTGGTTTTCTTCCTTTTTCTGGATTTCCATAAACTACATCATGAATACTCCATAAAAATCCTCTTTCCTGTGGAATCATTGATGACATATACTGAGCTTCATCAACATCAATTCCATCTTTATAAATAGTTGCCCATTCTTCAATATCCCTAGTAGGACCTTCTGTCATATATCCTGAACCTGGTCCTCTATATCCACGACAAGCTGTTAAAATCGCACTTTTCGTACCTTCAGTACCAAAAGTTGCAACTAATGTACATCCAAGATTTTCTTTCGCCCATTCTGCGACATCTTCATTAAAATATGCTTTTCTTTCTTCTTTAATTTTATTTAAAATTAATGGACGTTTACTTGGACAAATATCAATATCAATATCACCAAGTTCAATACGTTCATCATTTAAATATCTAAAGAAAGGTAAATCCCATTGAATCGGATCAAGCTGAGTAATACCCATAAGATAATGATTTAATGCTGCACAAGAAGAACCTCTTCCTGCACCAACCATTGAACCACATTCCCAAATTAAATCAATATAATGTTGAAGAGTATTAGGATAACGAAACATATTTGTTTCAAGTTTTTCACTAATAACACTTTTTACTCGTGCTTCTTCTTCTAATTCTTTATAATAAATTGGTGCTTTATCACTATCAATGATACCTAATTTATATAATCTATCAATACATTGATTAACCCAATATCTATTTTGAATATCATCATCATGAAGCATTTTACTAAGATGAGGATAATCAGGATTATCTTCACCAACCCCATTTACTGTTATCCAATGAGTTTTAGGATAATCTTTAACTTCTACAGTTGGAATATCCTGTTTATGAAAAAGAGAATATTTAGTTATTTTATTTTGCATATCAATACTATTATCAAAAATTTGATAAATAATATCTTTATTAAAAGAATAACTTAATAATTCTTCTACTTCATTACTATCCATAAGATATGTAAATTCATAAAAAGAATCAACTTCTCTTTCTCCACCTTTAGAATTTAAATATGCTTTATGAACAGGTCTATCTTCTTTTACAAGATAATGAGCATCTGTTCCAATACACATTGGAATATTATAAAAACTTGCAAATTCATATGCTTGTTTATTTACAAGAATTTGATCTTCATTTGAAGAAGGCGCACATTCAATATAAAAATCATTACCAAATAAATTATAACACCATTGTAAAAATTCATCTACTTTTTCAGTATAGTTTTGAGCATTATAAGCGTCTTCTACTGCTAATGCTTTTCCTCTTAATAAAAGATTTGTTCCTAACTCTCCACCAATACAAGCTGTTGTCGCAATTAAATGACCTGGATATTTATGAACAATTTCATCTAATTCCATTTTTAAAGTTGGAACTCTTTCAAGTCCTCTATCAACATATGAACAAAACCATGAATGAGAACTTAACTCACGAAGTGCTTTATGACCAATAGCATCTTTTGCAATAAGAATAAAGTGATAATATTTTTGTCCATTGTCTCTTGTATCAGTAAGATAAATTTCATTTCCTAAAGCAACAAGAAAATCTGGGTCTTCTTTATAAATTTCTTCTGCAATTTTTAATGCTTCTACGTGAGCAGATAAAATTTCATGGTCAGTAATTGCTATACCGCTCATTCCTAATTCATGAGCTTTTTTTATTAAATCTTTTGGACGATTAATTGCATCCAAAAGACGCACATTTGAATAAATTGTATGAGCATGATTATTAAAATATTTTCTCATTATTTACTCCATAATTTTTCTTTATATAAATATAATATCATATTTTTATATAAAAATCAAATAGAGCGGAAATCTACAATTCCCGCTCTAATTATTAAAGGATTTTCCATTCCTTTAATTTTACTTGTACCATTACACCAGCCTATTTCATATCACCATGCGCTAATTCATAAATATTCTACAATTCTCTCATATATTCATGCCAAGCGCCCATTACTTCATTGGTAGTAATAATATTTAAGCCGTTTTCATCCTAATAGCTTTTTTCTTTTATATAATCATCAAAAAGTCCCATTTTTACTCCCTCAATATTACTAATTTATTTGCGGCTCGCGTTGCTGCAGTATAAAGCCAACGTGCATGTTCTGTACGATTATAAGGAAATTTTTCTTCATATACTAATACTTTATCCCATTCACTACCTTGAGCTTTGTGTACAGTAATTGCATATGCATATAAAAAATTCTTTGGGATTAAATCGCCATATTGATTTCTCATTTTTCCTAATCTATATTCTAACCGCCAGTCAATTGTTTTGGTTTCAGTTTTAAGCATATCATAATCAATATTTAGCAAAGGGTAAATATCTTCTGTCTCAGGTATTTGTATAGATGCTCTTATTACATCAAAATATTCTTTTTCTTTTCTTAAAAACCAAGGTAAATACATTTTAGTTTTTGTAGGTTTATTAAGGTATCCAATACTTCCATTAATTAAAGGATCGCCGCAAAGACTATAATTATCCCAATAATTTCTTATACAAATAACTTTATCTCCTTCTTCTGGTTCTTCACCTTTATGCAACATAGTTCTCATTTCTGCATTTATTTTTGCTCTTGTTGCATTTGTTCCAGTAAGAATTTGATCTGCCCAACTATACATCCCCTGAATCAAGTCTTCATGATGTAAAATTTGTACAGTATCACTAGTTGTAAAAGGAATATTTTCTTGATTACGAATTTTCATAGTTAATCTAATAATTTCAGATTCTTGTGCTTGTCGCATAATTTCATCAAGAAAAACATGAGGATGGTCTAATAAATGATTATCATCATTTTTATCTATTGGCGGCAGCTGAAATGGGTCTCCAAGAAAAATAACATATACTTGATGTTGAAGAAGTATATCTATTAATTCTTTTGGCGCCATTGAACACTCATCTACAACAACTATATCATAAGGAATTGAAGGTTTAATACGACGGAAAAAACCTCCAGCCTCTCTTGGAATAGATTCATAAAGAAGTCGATGTAATGTACTAACATTTTTATTACCTTTTTTACGAAGAACTTCTGCGGCTTTGCCCGTAAAAGCTGAATAACAAACTTTACATTCTTCAACATCTAAAGCAGAGATAATAAATCTAACTAAAGTAGATTTTCCTGTTCCTGCATATCCAGATATAACAGTATATTTTTCTCCTTCTCGATGTCTTTGCACAGCTATCCGCAAGCCTTCTTCTTGTTTAGCAGTTAATATCATTATCTTCTCCTTATTTTATTTATATATAATATTTATTTATCTAATTGCTAAGTAATGCTCCCCAGCATAATCCCTAAATAAAACCTTGCTAAAATTTTTCATCATTACCATTAATCATATTATTTAAAATCTTTTTATATTCTTCAGAATTAATAAAGTTTAATATATAAGACTAAAATTCTTCTTGATTAATTAATATAATCATTACTCTTTCCTTTTATATTTTATTATATTTTTTATTAAAAATCAACTATTTACTTTTAAAATTTCTAAAAGCATTTTTTATTTGGAGCGACGATCTTTATGACCCATCACTGGCGGGCGAACTGAAAAAGGGGCTTATATTTGCCCCTTTAATTAAAAATAATATTTTTTACTGCCAATAATTTCATAATCTTCAATTTTAATCTAACCAGTAACATTATCATTCCAAATATTTAAATCACAAGTTCCAACAATATCAATTGTTGTACTACCTCCTGGAGTTGGTTTTAATGATTCATATTCTTTCTATGAAGATTTAAATTTAATTAATTCTACTCCATTTGGTAATTTAATTTTTAAAGTTGGTGATTTATCAGGAGACATTAATATTAAATTATCTTCTGTTACTTCTATATGTTCAATAGCAATTAAAGGTTTTTCTAATCCCTATCCCCAAATTTTATTTAATTTAGCTATTTCAATAATATCAAATGCTTTAAAGCTAAAAAAATTAAAAATTAAATCTACTAAATAAATATTTCTAAAGTCACAAGAAGAAAGTTTTTCATTAGAATATTTTATTAAATTATCAAAATTTTCGTCTGAGATGGACGTACCAAATGCGTTTAAGTGCCCTTCCGCCCAGTCTACGAGACCGCTTGAATCAAGAAATCCTTTAAAATTATCAAAATCTACTGAATTAATTCCTCTACCAGAACCTTCCCATTTAATACCTTCTTCAGTATCGTTTTCTGATAAAATTAAAATAGGATGATTATATGTTGTAGCTAATTTATTTGCAACCAATCCAGCAAGGTTTTTATCAATAGAATGTTGATTATCTAATTTAACAGCAATAATTTTATTATTTGTTAATTTTTTGCTTTTAATAATTTTATCAATAGTTTCATAAACCTAATCTTGTGTTTTGGACTATCGAGTTTTTACATTTGCACATGTTCGTACTGCCTAAGTAACTAATGCTTCATACTATCCTTTGCAACCTCTTTTAGTGGAAGGAACCTAATCATATGCATTAAATTCAAGCATTGATTTAAAAACAATCATTCTTTCAGTATCTGTTCCAGATCTAACAATAGCATTAATTAATGGAGAAATATACCAACCAACAGAAAATGGTGATAATCCTCCTGCTCTACTAATACTATAATTATTATATTCTGCTAATTCTTTTAAAAATGGATTGCGGAAATGTGATAACCCCTATTTAATAATATAACGAGTTTCATACTATCTTAAATCCATTACATCAGCAATAATACCAACTGCTGTTAAATCAAGAATATTCTTTGCATAATCTGTTCCTAATAAAGAATCTAAATATGAACAAAATTTAAAAACAATTCCTACTCCAGAAAGAGTTTTATTAGGATAATCGCACATTTGATTATTAATAATAATTGCATCTGGAGATTCATATTGAGCAATATGATGATCTAATACAAGCACATCGCAACCACGTTCTCGTAGTATTTTATGGTCTTCATAATTATTACTACTAGAATCTGGACA